ATTAGAAGAACTTGAAGCTCTTAAAATGCCACAACCAGCATTTGCTGCACAAACTTGTAGTTCTTGATAATACCTCATACACCTGAGTAATTCATCACCACTAGATCTATGTTCAAATTCAGTACAAGTATCTACTTCTAATTGAACACCTGTTATAAAAACATTGTTTGAAGTGGAAGAAACAGCATTCACTTGTCCTACTGCTTTATTTGCTGATACTTCTGCGGCCCATGTTGTCGATAAGGTTCCGCTTGTATAATCTGAACCTGCCATTAACCAAAAACTAACTCGTAATGATTTATTAGCATCAACAGTAAAAGCTCCTGTTGTATCTGCATCAAATACCATTGTTTTCTTTTCCCAAGTATTAGCAGAAGAGATTGTATAAGCTTTAGCAATTTGCCTACTATTATCTGAATCTAAAAGGTTAACTATATAAGTACCTGTTATTGTTGATTTAATCCAAAATTGTAAGGCAAACTTTTTAGCAGTAGATTTTCCTTTATGGAATCTTTGTACATCTTGACCTTCTAAATCTTGCGTGATGTACATATAGTCACCTGCAGCAACTGAAGTATCAGCAGTCGTACAATCCCATTTTGTAGAATAAGCAAAACCATCGGGTGCATCTGTTGATCTTTCGACTGCCCATTGTGCGCCAGATCCGTTCTGTGTCTTCCACCTATCGGCAGAAAGATAAGCGGCTGATCCTGTAGCAGAAGCATTACCACGTTGATTTATTTGCATTGCACCGTTTATCAGCACATTGCGATTAGCTATTTGACCATTATTTATTGATGTAATCTTTGCCGTACACGTTCCATCGGTTGCCAAGGTAACAGCATCACTTGATGCTCCTGTGTGGCGTATTGTATTTACTTTTAATTGGCTCATGTTGGGACTCCTAATGCAGTAATACTAATTTGAGGTCGATGAAAAAAGTCTCCTGTTGACCCGTCCCACCATCTAAGGTGATTTAATTCTGCGTCATTTCCAGTAGGCATATCTCTTGCTCGACATTTAAGAGTTTTGGCTGATGTCCATGTTGCTTGTCTACCTGTTGCAGTAACTGCTGATCCTCCAATATTTATTGTCCACTTAAAAGAAAACAAATCTTGAGCATATTGACCAGCATAAGTCATCCTGGCATCAGTAACTTCATCACTATCTATAAAAAATTGTACATGAATTATTGGGTTTGTATCAGGACTAGCTTCGTAAATACCACTAAATAAATATTCATAGATAACTTGTGTTGCTCCTGCTGGTGGAGTATAGGAAATAGAAGAACCAGCTATATCAGTAAAAGTATTTGTTAATGTTTGATTATCATCTTTATCCTCAACGGTATATGTACCACTAGGAACGGTTATAGATGAGCCATCACAAGGAGATGATATTTGTTCTAAAAAATTACTATGATTAATTTTTCCAGTACCTACCGAATTAGGTAATTTAAGTTCTAAATCAGATGCAGGGTTAGTTGCAGGAGCTGCGATGCTCATGCTATTCCCACTTGCGTGGGGTAATTTTATTTTACTCATTTAGGGTATTTATCCTTTGTTTCTTTGATTTTTGCTTTCCAGGCATCAATACCTGAATGGTAAATTAAATCCAACTGGTCGACCACAGAAGGGTATTCGGTTTTTCTTTTCCATTTATAATCAAGTTTATTTAACTCAACTCTTGCAGCATCTACTTTAGATTGTTCTATAGTTATAGCTTTTCCATCTGCATCAAATACACCTGTTAAATCGTCTATAGTTCGAGCATTTGGATATGCTTTTATAATTGCTGAATGATCCATTATGCTGCTACCTCTATAAGTGTTATTGATGAAGTTGATCTATGTTGATAAGTTTCGTTTGCGTCTGTTTCTGGACCATTCATTGTAATAGTTGTTGTCGAAGAAGTTCCATGTAATGCAACAATTCCATAGGTTACTGAATTTGTAGTAGATGGACTATCTAACCAAGTATAATGAAGGTTAACTTGGGCACCGTTATCATGGACATATCCAGCCGATCCAACATAACGTCTACTACCATCCGAATCACCATTAAGAGTCCCCGCAGAAGGTGTGGAACCATCTCTCTGTATTCTCATTGCAACTCTATTAGCAGCCCCACATCCGAAGTTTCCATGTGCTATTACTAATATTTTATTGCTTGAAGAGCTTGGTGTTATTGATGCAGTAAAAAATGCACTAGTTTCACTTCCTTGACTTATTGATGTTTTAGATATTTTATTAGGTGTGTTTACAGTTACGACTTGAAGAATTGAACCTGCACCCTTTTTAGCTGATGTAACTGCACCTGCAGCTAACATATCTGTATCTACTATTCCATCAGGTAATCCACCTACAGAGACGCCTGTGACGGTACCGTTTCCATTAATTGTTATTGTCATTAAATTACCGTCCAGTTTTCACCAGCACCAACCGTAACGGTGATACCAGAATTTATAGTTATAGGTCCAAAGGAACCTGCGTTTGTGTTATTTGTGATCGTATAGTTAGTTGTTACTGTCTGACCATTCTCCCAGAAGACTTTATCTGAGCCTCCACCACTTGCACCTGCAGCAGCATCAGCCCAAGAAACATTAGCTCCACTACCTCCGCTAGTTAATACTTGTCCAGATGTACCAGCCGCTAATCGTTGGTCTCCTGAGCCATCTCTATATAATATATCTCCTTGAGTAGTTAATGGTGTTGAGTATTGAGCAACAGCAGCCCAAGTTAAACCTCCACTATTTCCAGACTGAGCTTGGAGATAATAACCATTAGTCGGTGAATTACTAATCTTTAACTTCTCTTCGCTAACTTGGTTAGTCTGTATAGCCGCTTCAACAATACTGTTAGTAGCAGGAACATTAACTGAGGTAGCTGATCCAATTAAAGTGACAAAAATAGATGATCCGCTTGGAGGTGCAGTACAGAATTTAATTCCATTTGTACCTTCTAAGTGGAAACCTTCATTACTTGCACTCCAAGAGGTTGAGTTGGGTTTCTGTAAGACTCCATTTAAGCTAACTAATAGCTGACCAACTGATGTAACGCTTGCAGCATTACCACCATCTCTTAAATCAAAGCTTAAATTGCTTCCATTGAAGGTTGGAGTACCCGAAGTAGCTCCATCAGGGACAACAGTTAGTAATTTGTAGTCGCCTACTGATGTAACAGCTGCATAATTAGAGCCATCATAGACTTTCATTATATTTGCAGAGCTATCAAACCAGAGATCACCCTCTGCTAAAGCACTTCCGTCGGGATGTTGAGTTGGAGCACTGCCAGCTATTTGATACTTATCTCCAAAATCAGAGACAAGTGTTTGAGCTGCAGCTACACCCGCCTCATCTACGATAAGTCTGTGATAAGTGTATGTATTTAAGGTACTAGTCGTTTGAACTAGCATTCCTTTTCCGGCTGCTACTGTAGTTCCATGAAGGGTAGAGTCGATACCGTTGATGGTGACAGTAGCCCCGCCAAGTGTCCTACCAGTTGTACTAACACCTGAACCATTAACAACAATACCCCCAGCGTCTGCAATGGAAACAATAGTACCAGCGTCGTCATTAGGATCAGGGTTAGTGTTGGGGAATTTAAGTTCATCATCTATTGGATAAAACCCACCAATATCTTGTAATAGTGCAACTATCTGATCATTGACGGCTTTTGCAGTCGGTAGCTGTACGTCAGTAGAACTTCCGCTAACCGATGTGACGACGCTCTTGCCATCCAGCAAGTTAAGCTCCGCAGTAGTAGAGGTAAGAGCCGTACTGCTTGCCAGAATAGATGCAGTGCCTGCCTGCATACCTGATAGCGTTGTGAGATCCGAGTCCAGAGGTTGTTTTGCATCTAATTGAGTCTGTACTGCAGAGGTAACACCATCTACATAGTTAAGTTCAGTAGTAGATACTGTGGCACCGTCTAATATTTGGACTTCGGCTTGAGTTAAATCAGCTAAAGAGCTAGCAGTTGTACCAGCCATTGTTGCTAATTCTGTTAGCTCAGCATCTAGGGGCTGCTTAGCATCTAATTGAGCTTGAACATTAGAGGTAACACCGTCTACATGGTTAATCTCTGCTGTTGTTGCTGTAACTCCATCTAATTTATTGAGTTCTGCTGTTGAGGCAGTAACTCCATCAAGCTTATTAAGTTCAGCTGTACTAGCAGTGATACCATCTATTGCTTGTACTTCTGTTTGAGTTAGATCAGCTAAAGCAGATGCAGTACCAGAGCTCATAGTCGCTAACTCTTGTAGCTCAGCATCAGCGAGCATTGTGTTAGAGACTGATCCGGTATCTCCCGTAGTGACTACCGTACCTGTGACGTTAGGTAAGGTGATAGTCCGATCTGCTGTGGGGTTGGTTACGGTTAGAGTTGTTTCATGAGCATCATCAGTAGACCCTTCAAATAGGACTTTGGAGTTCTGACCCATAGTCAGATCCCCCGTCATAGTACCTCCAAGGTTGGTAATAGCTCTCGAAGCTGTTTCTTGTCCTATATATAAGGTCTGTGTGAAGTTATTATTTAGGTCTTCTGATCGAATTGAAGATCCAGCATAGAAAGTAGCTGGAATACTTGTATCGTCTGTTGTCCTATAAAGAACAATAGCGGCTCCGTTTGCTGGAGCACTACTAAATGCGACTGTTGTTGCGTTGGCTAATGAAAATGCTGTTGTTGCTACACCATCTATCTGAGCTTTTATGTCAGTGGTAGCTATATATGGAAATGTAATTGAATAGTTCGTTGTCGAACCATTCCCTGTGTATGAGTTTGATGTGACAGCCATTGCTTATTGTCATATTTTAAAAATTGGCTAATTCTTGGACTGCGTTATTACCTGTTTTTTGGTTATATCTATATAGTTCTCTTTCATTTACCTTATCTCTAAGCTCAGGGAACTCATTCTTGACTTGCTCAAGAGCTGCATCCCTATATTTAGCGATAATTCTTGTGATTTGTTTGTAGAAATATTCGTTCTGCTTAGTGACGGGTTGTCCCTGCCTAAGTTTCGTTTTAAAATCTTCTACTGCTTGATCAAAGTCTGGGTGTGTTACCCATTTCTCTAGCTCGTGATATAAACCAGAGGTACCCATGAGCTGAGCCAGGCGAGCTTTTTGCTTCTTATTGAGCTCAATGCCTCCTAACTCTTTAACTATTCCAGAACTATCAAATTCTATGTCTTCTAATTTGTCATGAACGATGCTTGAGCCACGAGTATTTATTTGAAGTGGCAATATAGAGTTAAGTAGTCCTCTATCATTACCTATTTTCTCACCATTAAGCCAATCATATTGATCATCACCCTTAACAGCTCCCCAAGTTACCTGATTGACAAACTTATCAAAGACATTATTAAACTCTTGATAGTAGGGAGTATGTAAGTTGGTGAATGTACGTCTAGCAGAGGCTAAAGGTATGAAGTTATTAACTGTATCTAGAGGAACTCTTGCAAGAGAGCTCATTCCTTGCCATCCAGGGGTAAGTAATTTACCTAGAGGGACTAAACCTTGGAAGAATGACTTCTGAGTAAGGTTAGATGCTATTGAATAGGTTAAATATCCAGTTAGGTATTCAGCCCTGTTCTCACTTAGCTGTCCTGTTTGCATTGCATATACAATGTCTGCACAAGGAGCCAGGATCTGACCAAAAGGTTCAATACGATCATATTTAATCCAAGTATTACCTACTTTTATTGATCTAGGTTGGTGTGTTTTAAGCCAAAGCTTCCTTTGCTCAGGGTCCATAGGACCATTACCTGTAATAAGACCATTCCAGGCAGCTAAACCAGCACCTACTACCATATATCTACCAATTGACTCTCTTCCCTTCATTACTGCCTTGGCATATTCGTCATCACCGGCCATTACGGCTTTATATTCTGAGAGCTGTCTATTTAATAAAGGTACATGCTCCCCTGCATAGACCATAATGTTATGTCCAGTCTTAACGAATGGGAAGAATACTCTTAAAGCTGGAGCTTCATTAATAAAGTGAGCAAACTTACCAGCTGGACCTGATAATTCTGTTTGGAAAGTAGTTTCCTTAGCTACTTTCAAAAGATCTTCATTGAGTATTGCTCCTGTAGCTTTATCAAAGTTGGTATCTAGGTTATCTTTTAGGAGCTTTTGGAATACATCATCTATATTTTTTCCATTTCCGGCTTCATCTATGGCAATGCTCATCATCTGAGAATTGTATTCCATGCGAGCCGTCATGGTTTTAAAGAACTCGTCTGCAGTAACTAGTAAGTTGCTAGGCCAACTGAATAGTGGGAAGTTGGCAACACCATGAGTGATATCAACAAAACCAACACCTCTCTTAAACCCATCATCATCACTAGCCTTAGCTGCTTTGTGTAATAAATCTAATTTGGCATTTAGTTCAGAATCCATGACGATGCCTTTACCACCATCATTGATCGCTTTACCTCCATTTTTATAAACCATTTCAGCCATCTTGAAAGAATCCTTCAATGTCTGTTGGATTCCATAGAAGCCAGCTGCAGCCATTTTCTTCTGTCTAACATTTCCACCTGTTGCCGCTGCAATAGGTCTATAGACCGTATTGATCATGTTAGAAGTAGCGTTAACTAGATGGGTGGCCGGACCAGATAACAGAGAGTTATACATGATCTTTAAGGCTTGTCCAGATGATATCTCTCCGATGTATTGCCAGAGCTTATTCGTGATACTTATATCACCATCAGATAGTAAGAGAGTATTAGCAATCTTCATTGCTGCTCTCTTCGCCTCATTATCACCACTCTTTAATTTCTCTACTAAATCATCTAAGACCTTTTCACCTTCTTTTAGTTTGGTATCTACCTTATTTAAGTCTACTTTTGGTATTGGGTTAGGTACTTCACCACCCCAAGGAAGCTTAATTGCTGAAGCATGTAGGAGATTACTATGAGCATTAGCACTAATCTTATATGTTCTTGCTAAAGCTTTCCACTGAGAGACCATTAGCTCTACTTGAGCAAATGAATCCTCTCCAGCATCACCTAATTTGACGATGTTATAGGAAGCTTCCCAAAGACCTTTAGACATTTCTTGCATTAGCATTCGTGTCTGTACGATCCCTGTTCTTGTTAGTAGGACATCTCCAGTAGCTCCATATTCACTTACATCTAACTTACTTAAATCAACCTTTCCGGTGTGTTGATCAAATATATCCGCTAAGCTCTTTGTTGCGTTTTCTAAGATCTCTCCTTCAGATAATTGAGTTAATTGAGAGAGCTCTCTTATGTTGATAGGAGTATCACGTACAAGCGTTCTAATTTGATCCTCTACACCGTCTGGAGCTCCATCAGCTAAGAGTCTTATCTGTGCATTAGTAAGAGTTCTTTGGCTTCCTGAGCGGGTTCCTACGTTAGGAGTAGTTACCTCTTGTAGTTGTTGAGCAGCTGCCTCTGTAGGTGTAACTGTTCTCCTTTCGTGGGGATTGGAGAATATACTATCTAGATGATTTCCTTTAGTTGTCTTTAGTTGATCAATTCCATAGGTATCAATAGTATCAAAATCTACTCCTTCTGTTGCTCTTCCTCCAGTAAATTCAATGCCTGGAGGTGGGTCAGACATGAAATCTCTAAGGTTTAATAAGCTATCACCTACGAACCTATCAAATATTTGTTCATACTCCCCAGGAGGAGCATTCTCCATATATTGATCCCAATCAGACTGTCTATAGTTTTCTATATATTGTTCTCTAAAGGCTTTCCTAATATCGGGGTTAGCTAAGACTTGAGCATAATTTGTAATTCTAAATTGAGTACCTGCTCTATCACCAGATCTAGTCCAACCTGTAGCACTAAGGATTTGAGGTTGGTCAAACAACATACCTAAAGCTTGCGCTTCATCATCAGCTGCTACTAATCTAGTTAGCTTTAATAGTGGTCTTGATTCGGCAACACTATAATAGACAACAACATCATCTCTAGTTAGGAGCTGAGAGTTCTTTGTGAGGAAGTCGTTGATGCTTTGCTCATCAAACTTGTTGAGTGATACACCATCTATATCAACTAAGAATCCATCTGTAACTATATTTCCGTCAAGGTCTCTAGCAACATTAAAGTCATCAAACTCCCCAAGCTTCATTTGCTCAAGTTCTTTGGCAATGATTTCGGGTAATTCTGTTATAGGCTGTCTTGATCCTGTTACGAAATACTCAGGGAATACAGTCTTAACATCATCCCAAGTGATAGGGATACCCCTTTCTTGTTGGGTTAATAGTTTTAGATACCTGTTTATTCTATCTTCAGCTACTCCTACACCGGTACTAGTATTAAATATAAAATCGTTTGCAAGCTTTATTGGATTTATATTTGCTCTCCAAATGTTGTATAGATTTTGGTCAGTAGCATATGAATCTACAAAACCCCTTTCATCTAAGACATCATTGACTGGTGTGAGCCATCTACCTCTTCCATCTGGAGCTGATCTAACTACTGCAACTTGCGCTCCATAATTATTTGTAGAGCCAAAGCCTGCTGTTTTATAAACACCTTCTCTAATGTTTGGCTCACCTGCATCCCAACCTTCAGGGAGGAGCTCTGCATCAGTATATCTACGAGCAATGTTTCGCTTCTGTTCAGTAGTTAAAGCTTCCCAAGCATTTTTTGCATTAGGTCTTTTATTAATCCTTTTAATAAGATCAAAGGCATCGTCTGCATCTAAAGGTTGGAAATTAGCATTTGACCTCTCGTCAGAATTACGAATTATAGACTCAGTTACAGCTTTCCATCCAGAGCTATCATCACCTTGAAATTTTTCTAGAAATATACCCTCTGCTTCTTTTGGAAGTTTTTTTGACCAAGCTTCACCACGCCTAGATTGTGCTCCAGACATACCAAAACGCCCAGAACCATCACTTATAGGAGTATTAGTTACAACAGTTCCAGGGACTAATTCTTCTCTAGCAATCTTTTGAATTTCACGGATTACACTTCTACCCCAACGACCAATGACCTCCTCATCTGGAGGCTCTGGACGATTACCTATAGGAGATGTTGATTCATTCGCTAAAACTTTTTCTTGCCACTTTTTCCATTCCTTCGTGTATTCAGATAGTGGCTCTACTCCTTTTTTAATGTTTCTACCTGCTGTACCTACACCTTTTACATTCCATGAAATAGAGACCTCTGGACTGCTAAGTCTTGGGGATATAGAGTTCTCACCTTTATGGAAATTAAATTCCAGTACAGTTCCATTTGGTAGTTGTATAGGTCTCTTTGCAATACCTGTACCTTTGATTCTCCACTGTGTCTCTAGAGATAGATGATGGAAAATACCATCTTTACTTTGTTTGCCTAATTGTTGCCACCACCTTTGTTGTTCTTGGGGTGAATATGATCTAATAGTTTCAACTACTTCTCCTAGCTCACCAAATAAATTAGTATCACTAGTATTAGAGCCTAATCTCCAGAACTCATATTGGTTGAAATCTGCAATGGGTAGGGATACTTCTAAATCTTCTGTAGGTCTTCTACCTGCTTGGTTATAAGGTTCTAGAAGCTTTTGCTCTTCTACTGTTTCTCTAACAGCTCTGATTGTTGCTTGCTCTTTATCAACTCCTTCACCTAGTAGTCGTTTAAATACCTTATTACCAACGATTACTACACCAGCTGCATCTGCTACATATCCAAGACCAAATCCTTCAAAACTTGTCTTTAATATGGCTTCGGCCATGCTGTCATCATCATCAACAGCTAAAGCAGTTGCCCATTCGGGATACCATTCGGGGGCATGTTCTTTGATTAAGTTTGAAAGGTTTGACTGGTCAGGGTCAGTAATAGTTGTTATGACATCCGCAGGTATTCCATACAGACCTCCAACCATTCCTCCTTTAGTAACTAGACCAACCTTTTGTCCTGGTGTAGCTGTTCTCCAAAAGCGTTGAAGTACCTTTGCCTTTCCATCTGCTAGTCCTTTTAGACCACCAGTTGCTCTTAGAAGTCCAGCAAATTGCAGGAACCCTTGAGCTACTTGACCTGGGCCTGACTTAGCTCCAAAGTGGCTTCTTCCAAGATTCCACTGAGCCCATTCATACTTACTTCCAAAGGGGATTTGAGTAGGATCTACTTCTTGTCCTGCTATTTTTAAGGCACCCCACTTAAGAGTATCTCCTACTAATTCACCTAATTCAAAAACTGATTCAAGGTTTCCAAGACCAGCACCAATAGGAATACCTATGGTTTCAGAGACAGCAGTTGGTCCAGCGGATGCCTTCTCAGACATCGCCATACGATTTAATATGCCTTGACCACTGAGTTTGTCCCTAGTCTCTAGTATTTCGTCTTTAGTTCTTTTATCGCCTAGAAAGGTATTATCTGCCCAATCAACAATGTTGGCATTTAATTCTCTAAATACATCGTCTGATTTCCCATTGACTAAGCCTGTAGCAGCATCAAAGCCTTCTTTATAGATTGTTGGCCTTAAAGCGTTGGGTAACATCTTTAAGGGGTTTCTTTCGTCTGTCTGTGCTCGACTTCTGGGTTGTTGACTGGTTTCGGTAGTTGATTGTTGATCTGTGGGTGAGGTTACGCTTGGTAGGTTATCGAAGCCTTCTTGTAAATCTTCAGGATTCCCTTCTGTGATGGGGTCTTCTGTATCTTCAAATAGACTCTCAATATCCGTTAATTCATCGGCCATTGTGTATATGAATTGTTCTCTTAGGTCGCAACCTTAGAGAGTTAACTAGTCAGGTCTTTTATTTAATAAACCTGTTATTTTCCCATTGATGTTTGCTACTTCTTGAGCGTCTCCCATCCCAAATCCAAAGTAATCATAAGTTGCCTTAGTTAACGCTAGATGTGAGGCTTGTGGGTCCATGAAAACTCGGTAAGACTCGGGATAGTCTCTCTTCATTTCCACGAGCATATAGTTCAACTGTTCTCGGTTTGTAATTTGATCTATTGGTTTACCAAAAGCGGCTTCTAAATTTTTTACTCTTGCTGGATACTGCATCCAAGGAGCGACAGTAAGTTGACCCTTATCATCCAGGTTGAAATTCCATCCAGTTAATGATTCAATATTTGCTGCTAGGTAGGCTGAACCTCTCCAAGGTAAGCCACCTTCACTGACAAGATATTTAAAGCCATCATTTAGATTGTTGAAACTTGTTGGAGCTTCAATGCCTTTGATATTTACTTTATTAATATTAGGTAGACCACGCAGACGCATCTGAGCATTTAGAAATGCTTTTGGTGAATACCCCATACTTTCAGCTAGATCTTGTAGTCGTTTACTTCCATGCCCATCTGTTTTAAATCTAGTTAATTCAACTTTTAAATCATCTTTTGTGAAGAAGTAATCCTTAGTAGGATTCATCTCACCTATAGAAAATTTTTGCTGATTAAATAATTGATCATGACTAAGGCTTGAATAGTCTTCGACTCCTACTTTTCCGGCTACAGTTATAGTTGCTAGGTTTTGTTTATTGCTTATTGGTTCTGGGAAGTGCCATTGCTTACCTGCATCAGGACTTTGTACTGCTTTATATTGAGGTTGATTTAATAGGTTCTCTAATTTTTCATCTATAACTCGTGCTAACTCTTTCTTATCTCCTATTAAGTTTGGGTTGACTCTTAACTCAGCTAGTACTGAATCCCTAAGTTGATCTTGTAGGGCTATTAATCTTACTCCAGCTTGACGCTTTAGCTCACTAGTTTGTAGTTTTTCTGGTACACCCTGAACAAGAGAAGCTAATATGGATTTCGTCATTTGAGTACTATTTAGTATCTCATCTAATTCCTTCTTACTTTGTCTAAGAGGTCCAGATTCTGTCAGCTGTTTATACTCATCAACGGAAATAACATTCTCATCTAGGAGTTTCCGTAGCATATCCTCGTCTAACTCATTTCCCTTTGCTTGCTCGATAGCGAGCTCTGTTGCTTTATGGGGGTCATAGTTAAGACCAGTAGACGCTAACTTGTTGGCTAGTGTTATTGACTCCGCTGTGTTTTGTTTCTTTAAAGCTTCTATTGCTTTTAACTTATTTTCAGCTGTAGGGTTCTCATAGTAGTCATCTATGATTGTCTGCCTCTCTGCAGTCTTTAATCTTTGATTCGTATTGTAGTCATTAACAGCATTATTTTTAGCTTGCTTTTCATACTTATCAAAAATATGTTCATATTGCTTTTCTAATTCTGTTCCTTTAATACCTTTTCCTTCACTATCTGTTCTTTTTAAAACCTTTCTAAGATCTCTAATTACCTTTTGACCATGAGGACCAGCTAGGGATGCTTCTTCTAAAATAGTTTCTAAAACTTTTTGGTTTAGTTCTGCTGAGTCACCTGTGTAACCAACATTACTTTTTAGAAATTTGTCATAGGATTTACGCCAAATAGTATTTGCATCTTCTTTCTTATCAAATAAAACAGCTATCTCAGACTTTGCACCTTCTAGGTTTGCCTTTTGATCTGCCTTAATACCTTCATCAATTAATTTGGTGAGGGTCTGCATATTGTTATTACGCATTGTGGGGGCTAGATCTTCAATTATTTGATCTTTAAATCTTGGATCGTTTATCCCTGCAGCGTTAAGGAAATCTCTATTAAGTCGAGTAATAAGTATCTGAGCTTCGGCTACTGTTCGAGGCTTTTCATTATCGGGAATCCCTCTAAGCCTTTCTTGTATGTAGGCAGAATGTATAGCCGCTGCAGATGCTGGACTGTTCTTTATACCCTTTAACTTATTGAAAGTTGTATCTTCTTGTAGTTGATGGGATAAAGCTTTATCGTTAATATTGCCTGTACTATTTAGTTCTGTAGAGATCTCATTAACAGTTTTGGATTCAATAGAGATCTTTTGATCATCTATTTTATTTGCTTCTACTTTTGTTTCATCTACTACTAGGGGCTCATTACCAAAACCAATACTATCTAGAATGCTTTGTGTTTTTTGCCCCTGTTTTTTAGCTTCTTCAACTTTTCCATAAAGTTCTAGACCTGTCTTTGTGAGAGACAAAAGCCCTTGCACCATTTTTTGATTATGAGCAAGTTTTGCTTGAGCGATCTTTTGATTACCAGCTAAGGTGGCTTGATCTAAGGTTCCTTGGATCTGTGCAGCTTTAGCTAAGTTGCCTATATCCTCTACTTTTTGTGCAGCCCTTTTCTTAATAGCTTCTGATTGATCTAGGGCTTCTACTTTTGTAAATGATTCCTCTTTAGCTGACCCTTGGAAATTACTTCCATAGTCAACTTGGTTATATATTCTAGATGCCATTGTTATGCCCAATTATAAGCCGGTATTCCCAGCTCTAAATCTTTTCCTATTCCTATAGGCTGTGGTGATAGTGTTGGAGTTTGTACGGGGAAGTCGAGCATAGATCCAATCTTATTAGCATTGGAATAAGCTTTAAGGCGTGTAGTTTCCATAGAGTTACCCATCGCCAACTCAGCACTCCTGACGGTTGCATCTTGCTCTGCTTGAGCAAACCCTCCTCTACGTTCTGCGTCTAGTGCTAGCAGTCCAACCGACTTTCCAGTGGCTCCACTAGCTAATACCCTTCCTTTGGAGCCAATCATCTTGGCAAAAATGTTCTGGGTTTTGAAAGCGGCTTTATCTTTTACTTCGTTGAACTTGAGTTGTTGAGATACCCAAGCTTTGTTAGCTGATTCATCTCCATAGAACCAAGCTAGATTTGCAGCGTTAAAAGCTTCTTGTTGTGCTTTAACTTGTCCTATATGTTTGTTGACTATTTGTTCATTTGTGAATCGTTGCTGCTGTTGAGCTTGTCTATATGCAAGGTCTTGTTGTTGCCGAGCCATAGCGGCTTGGAACTTCATATTTTGCTGACTTTGATACATGCTAACGCCTATACCTACAGCACTAATGGCCAGACCTGCTATTGCAACTTTTGTAGCTAAGGGAGCAGCTGCTATTGCTGGACCGCACATAATTTAACTATCTCCAAATACGGCAATCCATACGGGGGTTGATATGTCATTCTTAAACATTTAAAACCTAATAATTTAACTAGTTTTTGATGAAACTTATTTCTTGCATCTGCAATATTCCAGAGCATTCGATAATCCTTGTGCTGTTCTTTGAGCCAACGCTTTAAATGTCTTACAAATGTATGTGGTTTGTTTTGTACTACTGGAGTGCATAACATCCAAACAATACCTACACCTTCTCTAGGGTCAGGTATTATTCCACCTACACCTGCAATTGATCCATCACTATCAAAGAAAGCGATAGCTGTTGTACTTGTTAGAACGCAAAAAGGGAGGACTAAGGTGTTATGACCTAAACCCTCCACTTCCCTTAAATCTTCTTTTCTAAGATTATTAGCAACAAGGGCTGCATCTTTTACGGTGGCTTTACGGTAATACGGTTTCATTCTTATCCTTTAAGTTGGATTACGTCTCGTTTGTTGTAATGACCCTGCCATGAATAGCTAGTAATAGCTGATGGAACGGGATCATCTGCATAGACACTTGCCTTAGCATCCTTTCCTAAGCAGAAAATAGGTACGTCTTTTGTGACTACCTCTTCTAATGCAGGTTTGTTTGCTAAGTAAAGTCCAGCTCTTGCAACATCTACGTCGTGAGTCCAGTTTGCATAACCTAATCTTTCAATCTCTACTTGATATCGACCTGAGTAGTAGAGATCTAATCGAAGCATTTCTACAACTGGATTATCTATTCTGTCTGCTCTCCCTTCATTGGTTACATAGAATGATGGTAAAGATACGCTCATCCTGTACTGCATTCCAATTACATAGTTTGCAGATGTAAATGTACTAGGAACTAATATATAACTACCACCACCATCAGTAGCAATTGAAGGTCTCAGAAAGTGACCTGCATCAGCTCCGCTGGTGACAATAAATACAGGGGTTGCACCTGTGACAAATCCTCCAGCTGGGAAGTAGATTTTAGTATTACTACCCGATGCGCTTGCAGTTAAGTTTGCTTTGTAGTGGATGTAATCCAGTCGAGGAAGGAATTTAGTATTAAATGAAGTAGATATAGGAGCTGTACCTGGATCATCCAGTAGCTCCATTTTAAGGAGAATAGAATTTGTGCCATCAAAACAAACTATGTAAGCGGTGTCATTATCAAAACCCATCATCCTAACGGATGTAGGGAAAGTCCATTTACTCCAACCTGCTATCTGTCTTTCTCTTCCTTGGTTAAAGAATTTAAAATTATATACAGTATTTGTATTATCACCCCAAAAGAGCAAACTATTGTTAGGGCTATTGGTTGCCCATTTTAAATCAGGAGGAATATATTCTGGAATTATTCTTGTGTTATCAGCAACTGTTGGTCTGTTATCTACAGAGTCCACAGCCATCTCTAGGATCTTAGAATAGGTATCTGCCTCAGTTACAAACATGACACTAACACCAGTACTTTGAGGCTGGGTTATTGACCTATATGTATAAGAAGAAATTTCAGTTAATTTTACTGTTGAGGGTCCAAAGGCTACATCCTGAGATGCCATTAGAAACTGAGCATTCTCAGCAAATAACACTAAACCTTTAGGGGTACCTACAGCTGATTGAAGTATTGCTGGTCTAGTAGATGAAGCTGTTAGATCAATAGGATCAGCATCACTAACACTAATAGCTGATGTCTGGAAGAAGTTAAAATAGTCTCCAGGCTGACTAAGAATTACTGCGTCTTCACTTAGGAATCCAAGACGGTTTCCAAAGAAGAACATATTAGCTATACCTTGACCTACAAAAGATGGGTTGGGGTTACTAGCTTCATCTCCTACTCCCTTACTAGCCCAGCCTCCAAAGGCTGACGAACTATTAAGAGGTCCAAGCGTAAAGGTACCATTAGCCTGTCTGACTAAGGCATGAGGCATTGTTGAGGAGTTTAGACCTGTTTCTATTCCTGGCTTAACTGTTTCTTCCCATGATCCAGCTCCAGGGATACCTGCAGCATCTGGGACAAACTTGACATAGTAATCATCTGCCTCACTATCAGCAGTATTATTTACTTTGCACTGAAAGTCTGGGAAACATTGGAATGGTAATTCTGTAATGTCATTGGCCGTATCTTTTACTACGGTCATAGCACTGTTAGTAGTACCACCACGCACAGCTACGTTGAATGATCTGGTATCGCTTCTTTTAATTCTTAAAACATTACCAATACTATCGCAGGTGTAATTAGATAAAGCATTAACTGCATTCTTTAGATTGGTGATAATGTCACCTATCGTTAAAGTACCTGAGCTGGCATTACTAGGAGTTGTGAAGGTCGCTATTCCATCACTTGCATAGGTATATTCAAACTTCTCTTTACTAACTCGAATGGTAAATGTTTTACCACCTTCAGTTGCTGTGACTGTATCTCCTACTCTCCAACCAACACCACCATTTTTAAGAATAACCTTAGAGTTATATCTGGATATATAAGCATTAGATGCTTCATCATAATAGGCGGCACATTGGTTATTAATTCGATATTGAAGTCCTGTTTTACCTGTCGCTGTAGAGGTGTGATCTCCAGCTGAGTGCTGAGAACATCCACCACCATCAGCTACCTCATAAGAACCAGGAGTAATCTCTAATTCTGATGCGCTATAGACTATGGTTTGTGCTGTATTACCATCTCTATTTATATCAATAGAATAGGTAGTATTATAAGCAACTGAATTAATAACGACTAGGGCTTCTTCTTTAGTTGCTGTCAACTGAACTTGGTTCATGCTGACATCCCTTTGACTATTAGAAATTAATGTATAGTCAGAAAGAGATAAGGTATGAAGACTATTTAAGTCTGTGGTATCAAGATAGGTCTGAGCACTAGCATCAACAGTTACTGTTCTTGTTTGTCCTGTTGTGGCATCCCAAGCTTTAACAGTAATAACTGCAGGGGTACCTGATTTATAAATAGCAACTATATACTTCTCATTGTTATCCCTAAAGATAGGGAACCATTTTGCATCTGTTGGGATGTTATTAGCGAGTAATCCTACAAATTCTGTAGGGGGTCTCTTTTTACATCCAAATGTAGGATCTAAATAAGCATTAACTGCCTCTCTAACTTGTCCAGGTAGTTTGATTGGATCTGGTTGCTGACTAACCCCACCTAATAAATTAGGTACTGTCTGTGAAACTGCAGCCATGTTTATCTCTTAATAGCGTTATAAGGTAGGTATGTTTGAAACTCTCTTCCGCCTGCTGAATCATTAAATATATTGTAGTCTCCCTGCTGTGTTTCATATTCCATTACTGCAGCTCTAGCATTAGCCTCCTCATTTTCAGAGTACTTAACTACTTCGTTAGAACCTACAGCTCTATTAGCAAATAGGTTTGCTGCTCTAATGGATATGTATTGCTTAAATACTTCGGGTAGATCTACAAATTCAAAGTACCAAACTACCTTTAAATATTGAACTCCTTCAAATTCATAGGTGTGGTCTCTCTTATCATATAGTCTTGAATTGGTTACACCTGCAGGCTTTCTTATAACAGGTTCAATAGAAGACCATTCTGTTTTATCAAGGGATAAGACGTTAGCAGGTATCTCAATAAATTTATTATTGTCTGGAGTGAAGGGGTAGTCTTGCTCTGTATTGAAGACCCAACCTTCTGATTGTAGAGAATGGGATACCTCGTCGATCATTCCCTCTGCCATACTTGCAAGAGGGTTAGAGGTATTTAGACTTGTGAGGGGTGCTTGTCCTATGTTCGATAGGATTATATTTACAGCGGCTAATTTTGTAAGCTTAAAGGCCATTTATTTTCTAGGGAATGGTAAGCCCCGAGGAGCCGAAGCTCCAAGGGCATAAATATTATTGAGCTTGTAGAGAACCAGCTACAGAAGTACGGAGAGATCCGACACCCATGCTGAGCTTTCCTACAACTAAATCTCCTTGGTACTGGACACCAAAATCTCCACTCGTAGTTTCGATAGAAGGTCCAAGAGTTTCTACGACTCCAGCCGCTTCTCTTTGGAAGACAAGGCCACAGCAGGTAGCATTTGCATCTGCATAGTCGTTGTTCTCACCAGTAACAGCTGTGTTATATGCAGCCATAAATGGAAGATTGTTTGATTTATATAGACGTATTCCAGCAATGCTATATAAACCTTTACCAGAGTTGATGTCACCTTGAGATGCACCAAGTTCTCTGTTGAGGATGTTTGTATCTACTGCAGAGATTAAGCCAAGATACTGTCTTGGGTTAAGTACACAGACACGACCCTCTTGAGGAGCTGAACGCTCGTCTAATACAGCAGCCGCTTCAAATAGACCATCTACGATCTTCTGAGCGTTGTACTGGTTAGAGGAACCGATTGATACTTCAAAGCCTCCAGGCTCACCAGTTACTACTGATGCTTCTCTGGATGCCATGTCGAGCTTTCTAGCAATTCTAAGGTCATAGAATTTTGCGAGAGCTTCACCGATCTGCTTACTTACCTCAGATCTGGTGGAGTATTGCGAAAGTAATTCATCAAGGCTATATACAAATTGGCTACTTACAAGTAGGTCATCTGCATTGATAGTTTTCTCATTAGCCTTGAGTGAGGTATCTCCTAATATTGGAGTACCTGGGGTGTGAAACCCTGCGCTAAGTGTTCCTGTTAATAAGAACTGCTTAGACTTTCCACCACGTAGTGTATAACTACGGACTAGTCCCTTAAATATAGACGCTGCATTGAAAGCTGTGAAAACTTCCCCAGAGAATAGCTTAAGAGCTGTTGAATATTTATCGGCAAACGCATTTGACTGGTTGCCGTTCACCGCATTGGGGCGATGAAGATTAGCGATATTAGTCACTTTACTTTTAAATAAGAGAAAGATATGTTTGGTCGTTCTTGATCAAATCCTTTTCAGTGAAAGTTATCCTCCGCAGAGGGCTTCCTCCTATTTTGATTATTATCTATAGAACCTAATTTCCCTTGCAAGGTTGCCAGATACAAAGCCTCCGACGGGGCTAATGAAAGGGGAGTCCTACTCTGAGGTGCTCCCCTCCCTTTTAACGGTTGACGTAATAAACAACGCCACGATAAACAAGCTTGGTTCTTTTCATTGGTAAAGAAAAATACTAGCCCCCCGTTTCATGAGCTAGTCACATGCGTCCCATAGGGATAAACGTGCGCTTGTTTATTTTTTCTTACCGCCTTTCTTTTTTGAAAGGGGTCCGTATCCTTTTCCTTTAGGCATTTTGTGTAATTTCTGTAGCGGCTAAATCTAAGGGGAAATTATGAGCGTTTCTCTCGTGCATTACCTCCATACCTAAGTCAGCCCTGTTAAGAACGTCTGCCCAAGTTGGGACTGTTCTTCCGCTGGCATCAACGACGGACTGATTAAAGTTAAAGCCGTTGAGATTAAAAGCCATAGTGGAGATTCCCATAGAGGTAAGCCATATGCAAACGACGGGCCAAGTAGCAAGGAAGAAATGTAAGCTACGACTATT